ACATACAGCCACATTTACAATCTAAAGACTGTACAGATGTCAAACGACAAAGGTACATGGTTTGGATGGGACGTAACTAAAGTTGGCCCAGTTACAGATAAAAATATCTATGACATGGCTAAGAACTTTGCGGTAAGCGTAGGTAAAGGTGAGGTTGAGGCGAAGCATGGTAACGGAGAGGCAGACTCTAAACAACCATACTAACCGTATCCTAGGTAGTGGGCAGTCACGCGAGAGTAGGCTGCCCACGTTGCATTTGTTATGATTGAAAAATTTAAAAAAATCTTTGATGGATTAGAGGAAAGATTTGGCTATCATCAACTAGATTCTAATAATGGTGAGGGTAAAAAATCTGGAGTATCATTTACATCTTCTTACGCACATACTGAAGAAATGTGGAAAGCACATTTAGAAGGTAAAAAATTTGAAGTTAAAACAAAAAATAAAACTACTCTTGCAGATAGTTTAGGTTTGTGTCCAATAAAAAGTGATAGCACTTGTAAATGGGGTGCCATAGATTTAGATGAATACAAGCCTGATGTAAAAGAGTTATTTAAAAAAATAAAAAGTATAAATGTTCCATTTATACCTTTCAAGTCTAAAAGTGGTGGAATTCACATATACATATTCTTGACAGAACCAGTGCCAGCATTACTATTGCGTGAAAAATTACACACAATAAAAAATATTTTTGGAGATTGTAAACCAGATAAAATATTTCCTGTACAAAAATATTTAAATTTAGACAAAGGATCAGCAGGTAGCTGGATAAATTTACCTTATTACAAAGCACATAACACCGAACGATATATGATAAAGGAGGATGGCAGTGCTGCCAGCATTCAAGAGTTTTTTGAATACTACGAAAGAAATAAAGTAACTCCCTCTCAACTTAAAAAATTAAAATCAAACATAGACGAAGGCGACTCAGGGGACTGGTTTCAAGATGGTCCACCATGTATGCAAGCATTAGCTAAATTTGGTGTACCAAAAAGTCAACGTAATGAGGTTTTGTTAGATATGACAAAATATATAAAATTAAGATATCCAGATGAATGGAAAGATAAAACGTTGGAGTATAATAAAAAATTTTTTCAACCACTTGGTAGAGGTATGAGTTTTAGTGAAGTTAGTAATGTGATTGGATCTAGAGAAAAGAAAGATTATAAATATAGATGTGATCAAGATTGGCTAAAAACTTATTGTAATAGAGAAGAGTGTGTAAAAAGAAAATTAGGTATAGGTGGTGGAGTTGATAATGAATTAGTTTTAGGACCATTATCTTTTGTAACCTCAAGTCCTAAGATATGGTATTTAGGTTTTAATGGAGATGAAGTAAGATTATATTCTAAAGAATTAGTAAAACAAGATTTAGCAAGAGAGGCAGCAACAGAACAAACAGGAAAAACTCCTCCGAAAATAAAAAACTGGGATTTACAAATAAGATCACTTCAACAAAAAGCTACACCGATAGATGCACCAGAAGAAAGTTTACCTGAGTTTAAATTAAAATCTTATCTTGAGGACTTTTGTTTTAATCTTAGAATTACAAAAGACAGAAGACAAATTTTAATAGGCAGGCCTTTTGCTGATGGCAATGGCAAAAGAAAATTTATGTTTGATGGATTCTTCAAACATTTACAACTACAAGAGTGGAAAACTTCCGTAGAAATAACTCACCAAATGTTACAGAAATTAAAAGGTATTAGCAGAGAAAAATTTCATATTAAAGAGGGTGTAAAAAAGTGGGTTTATGTCGTAGACGAAAGTATTTTTGATAGGGAGCCAGAAGTAGAACAAAACATTTTAAATTTTAAAACAGGTAGTGGGGACAAACATGACTACTAAAATAGATAAGTTTTATAGAAAAAGATACAAAATTTTAGGTGGACCTGGTTGTGGTAAAACAACTGAAATATTAAAAATGTTAAAAAGAAATTTTGAAGCTGGTCTACATTTTGATCAAGCACTTATGATTGGTTTTGCAAAAGCCACGGTAGAAAATTTAAAAGATCGTGCACAAGAAGACAAAACATTATCTCTATTCTTCACTGAAAAGCAAGCAGAATCTATAAAAACTATACATAAATTTTGTAAAGATCATTTAGCTGGTTATGAAATATTTAATGAAACTGCAAAAAAAATATTTAAAAAACAAATTAAAACTGATCCAGACAATTGGCCTAAATTAGAAGATACTAATTATGATGGGACTGATCTTGTTGCAGTGGGCTGGACAGAAGAACATGATAAAAAATTTGGAGCTATCATGAATCTTATTGGTCTAGCAAAACACTCATTAGGTTTTAAAAAGGCTGTAAAAATTAATAACGAATATAAAATAGTAACAGATCCACTACAAAGAATTTTTCATTTTTATGATGAAGATCCAAGTTATCAATCAGCTAGATTCAAAAGACCTGAGATAAGTTATGTGTATAAAAATTTTACAAAATTTAAAGATCACTATCAAATGATAGACTTTGATGACATGTTGGAAAAATCTTTAGCAAAAAATATAGAATTTAAACCATACAAACTTGTGTTAGTAGATGAAGCACAAGATCTATCTAAATTAGAGTGGCAAGTTATATCAAAGATAGCTAGGAACACAGAGGAGTTAGTTCTCGTAGGAGATGATGATCAATCTATTTATGGATGGAAAGGATCTGATGCTAGAATATTTCAAAAGTGGCCATGCAAAAAAGAATGTATACGGTCTCTTCCTAAAACATACAGATTACCTCCTGCTGTGTATAGAGTTGTAATGAGGATACAAGGAGAGATACAACATAGATTAGGGACAAAATTTGAATGTGATCCAAATAAAGAAGGAAGTTTTGGTTTTATTGATTCACTAAGAGTTTTAGCAAATAGTATCAATTCAAAGTCAGATGTCATAATGTGTGCTAGAACAAATGCCATAGCACAAAAGTTTAAACAATTTTGTATAGACTACGGTCTTATATTTAAAGAAAAAAATTATGCACATGATAGGGGCACTTCTTTTAGAACTATTTTTGACCAAGAAGATAGAAAAGAATTAATTAAAGCCTGGGATACTTTAAAATCAGGTGGAGTTATACAAGGAAAACAATATTTAAAAATGGTTAAGAAACTACAACCAGGACTAATAGAGTATGGGAAGAAAGGTGCATTAGAACACGCTGACACACAACCACCAGAGCTACAGGACCCAGACTTATATTTAAGTTTTGAAGACATAAGAGATAAATATTATTTTCAAGGAGATAAAAATTCTGAATGGTTTGAAATTTTAAAGTTTGAAACAGATAGTGTTTTGTTTAGAGATAACAATCATTTAAATGAATACTTGAGAACTTGTTGGGAGAGAGATCCTGAATTAGAAAGTAATATAAAGATTGCTCCAATACATTCTGTGAAAGGTATGGAAGCTGATTTAGTTATTGTAGATTCTAACTGGGGACCAAACTCTATTAAATCATATAATAGTGGAGATAGAAAAAAAGAAGATGAGGAAACTAGAGTTGCATATGTTGGAACATCAAGAGCAAAAAAACATTTGATAATATATGAACATAGTATGAAAGTTAAAAATAGGTTTCCTTTACTAACACATGAATTTTTAGAACAATGAGCGAAGAAGAATTAGAAAAATTTATTAGAAGACAAGATAGAGAAGTTTGGGGAGAACACAGTTATTTTTATGAAAAGGAGGAAGAAAATGACGAATAAAGATATGTTTAAAGGAGTGGCCTACAAATCACTAGAAGAACAAGTTGGTGGTAAACATTACCGGTCTATGAAAATACAGCCAGCGGAGTTCATTAATGAAAATAAACTCTTGTTTGCTGAGGGAAATGCTATAAAGTATATTTGCAGGCATTCTGTAAAAGGAAAGCAAGAAGATATAGAGAAGGCAATACATTATTTACAAATGATATTAGAGAGGGATTACTCATGATACAAAAAACTTTGTTTGGTAAAGTTCAAAGTGAATGGGTACAACCAGATCACTTTCCAGATTTATCAAAGTATGATGAAATATCAATTGACTTAGAAACAAAAGATCCAGACTTAAAAACTAAAGGATCCTCTTCAACAAGAGACGTAGGTGATGTAGTTGGTATAGCTGTGGCTGTAAAAGATTGGGCAGGATATTATCCTATTGCTCATGAAGCAGGACCTAACATGAATAGAAAGCAAGTTCTTGCCTGGTTTAGTGATGTATTAAAAACAGATTCTCTAAAAATATTTCATAATGCTATATATGATATGCTTTGGATTCACAGACTAGGACTCACGGTTCACGGAACAGTCGTAGATACGATGGTAGTTGCATCTTTAGTTGATGAAAATAGGTTTAGATATGATCTTAACTCTGTTGCCAACGATTACATAGGCATGGGTAAAAATGAATCTGCTTTACAAGAGGCTGCAAAAGAATGGGGTGTAGACCCTAAGTCTGAAATGTACAAACTACCTGCGATGTATGTGGGTGAATACGCAGAACGAGATGCAGAAATCACTTTATCTCTTTGGCAAGAATTTAAAAAAGAAATAAACTCACAAGATTTACATGCGATTGTAGAGCTAGAACAACAGGTATTTCCATGTTTATTAGAAATGAAATTAAAAGGAGTGAGGATAGACGAAGATCAACTAGCAAGAGTTGAAAACACTTTACAAAAAAATTATGACAAATATATGAAAAGGGTCAAAGAAGATGTAGATTTTTATCCAGAAATATGGGCTGCAGCTAGCATTGAAAAAGTTTGTCAAGTTAGAAATATCACTGACTTTGATAGAACACCAAAAACAGGTAAACCTTCTTTTACAAAAAATTATTTAAAAAATCATAAAGACCCGGTGTTACGAGCCATTAATAGTGCAAGAGAGGCGGATAAATTAAAAAATACTTTTTTAGATTCTATTAAAAATTTTGTACATAATGGTAGAATACATGCAGATATACATCAACTCAAAGGTGATTTTGGTGGAACTGTGACAGGTAGATTGTCATACTCTAATCCAAACTTACAACAAATACCTAATTACACAGATATAGGAATGGGAGTTAGATCTATATTTGTGCCCGAGAAAGGCCATAGATGGGGTTGTTTTGACTATTCTCAACAAGAACCTAGGCTGGTAGTGCATTTTGCTCTAAGCACACCTGGAGTCCTTGGTGTGGCCTCTATTGCAGAGTCTTATGAAAAAGGTGAAGCAGATTTTCATGAGATCGTATCTAAAATAGCAGGTATAGATAGATCAGAAGCAAAGACTATTAATCTTGGATTATTTTATGGAATGGGTAAAGGTAAACTTACAGCTCAATTAGGTTATGGAGAGGACCACGCAGCAAAAGTTTTAAAACAATATCATGATAGGGTTCCCTTTGTAAAACAATTAATAAAACAAGTTATGAGTAGAGCTCAAGACTCCGGTAAAATAAGAACCCTTCTTGGGCGTAGATGTAGATTTAATTTATGGGAGCCTAATCAATTTGGTGTGCACAAACCTATGAAACACGAGGACGCACTCAGAGAATACGGACCAGGTATAAGAAGAGCTTTTACATATAAAGCTTTAAATAAACTAATACAGGGTAGCGCAGCAGATATGACAAAGAAGACAATGGTAGATTTAAGATCAGAAGGTATTCTACCAATGATACAATTACATGATGAATTAGATATCTCTATAGAGTCTACCGAGCAGGCTAAAAAGGTAAAAGAGATTATGGAAAATTGTGTTGAATTAAAGGTGCCAAATAAGGTAGATTACGAGGTTGGAGATAATTGGGGAGACATATCAGAACAAATAGATGATATGTTTTAATATGAAAAATTATGGCTTATTTAAATGCAAACATCCCGGTAGAGTACGCACAAATAAGAAGGGAGTATCTGTATGATCTTAAGAAACATCATGGAGAAGTTGAAGACTGTGTTATCTTTGGTCTTAGCTGTATTACAGGTCGTGCTATTTTATTTCACGCTATCATGGAGAGCGGCGCAATATTTTATCGCCTTCCTATTAGTGCGTTTATTCAACGGGGTTTCAAAGTCGAGGACGTACCAAGAAGACGACTTGATGAGCTTCAGCTTTGGAATTCTTTCAGTTATTATCCTGCTGTTACTAGTTGGGATATTTTAGAGTCACAAGCAGGTAAATACATAGGCAAAGACAAGAAATGGCACTATGGTAAATACTTATTTACTGTTGACTTTGCACACCCAGAACCTAATATACTAGACACTGATCATTCTGAGATCCCGCACGAACACAAGTGCGCTCATGTGTTGGCACTAAATGATGGCAACTATGCTGCTCAGCCCAACAACAGATTGATTTGGGACATTCCATCCTTCACAGTTAAGGACCAAATCCCTGACTGGAAGGTACAAACTAACTATTGGAACGTAGAAGATACACAGAAGTGGCGGACAGAGGACACTGACAATTTCTTTTACGAGATGGAGGAAAAGAAAAATGATTAAGAAAATTAAAGCTAAGATAAAAAGCTGGGTAGATTGGTACGTAAATTGGCTTTTTAGCTGGCAAAAAAATGACAAGAAATGAGTAAGAAACCACTAAATATATCAGAAGAAGCAGCCGTCCAAATGCCAATGAAGACGGTTGCCTCTCTGATTATAATTGTGGCACTCGGCACCATGGGCTACTTCCAGATTGTAGAAAGATTAAACATAGCTGACACTCGAATACAGTTGATGGAAAAAGATTTAGAAGAGAACACAGAGTTCAGAATAAAATGGCCACGTGGACAACTAGGTTCATTGCCCGCCGATTCGGAACAATTCATGATGATCGAGGATCTTTATAAGTC